TTGACCAGCACGTCGTGGGTTGGCGACTTGCCTCCACCTTTGGGGCCGAGGACTGAACCAATCCCCTCCAAAGCGGTTTCGTCGATGCCCTTCATCGAACCGCTGCCGAACTTGCCTACGGGTTGGCCATTCGCAAGTATGGTTGTTTCCATACGGGTAAATGTCCCCCGTGCTGGAATGTGTAGTCAGGACAGGATTCGAACCTGTATGTGATTTGACCTGCTTTTTTATAATGCTTCTTAAATCACTTATCCGCCTTCAGTTTTAGCGTCTACCATAACGCAACCTGACTAATGCAAATATACTACCTTCTTCTCGCTCTTTCCGCTTCCATCCTCTCAGCCTCCAAAATATCGTGAATCAGGAGGGCATAGTTCAGGAACTCCACCGCCTTCATTGCGAAGATGGCATCGAACTTCAGCACGTCCTTGTTAGCCATCCTCCACACCACCATCAGCCAACCGTACCCTGCGAGAGGGCTTACGTCAAATCCCCTGCCTTCGTCATCAGGTGCTTGGAATAGTCGCTCAAAACTTTCAAGTAGGATTCTGAACTTAGCAAAAAAAAACTGACAACGCCCCAAACGTCCCCGACCTTGGCGTGTTTCTTCATCAGTTCGGCTCGCTCCGCATGGGCAGCCCCGTCGTACTTTTTCGGAAAGAATCCGAATAGACCGCCCTCCCGGCACAGGGTCGCCATAATTCGGTGCAGGTTTTGCAGGAGTTGTTTCTCGTCGGTCGTGTTTGCGTCCATTAACTCAATCAACTGACCAGCAGTCAACTCGTCCGTGAACACCGTTGGGATCCACCACTTGCCCCCGGCTTTGAACTTTCGCTTGTAACCCAAGGCAGGCAATGCGTTCCACTCGCTTATGATGGCCTTGTATCGCTTTAGGACGCTCTTGGCGGGCATTTCTCGAACGATTGATATATCGATCCCCTCAACGATTGCAACGACTCCTGCGCGCTTGTCGTAGTCCCCAAGGACGCTGGAGAACTCAATGGCTCCGATGCGTTGGAACTGGTCGATGGTTAGGTCTTGGAGTTTCATAACTTGACAATCCAAGAGGTATCGGTGAAGTATTGCAAGGGTTCACCGAGGCAGTCCATAACCGCCTTCAAGACTTCGGGCATATACGAGTCGTGGCCTGCGATGTAACCGCCCGGCTTGACCTTGGGCTTCCAAGCGTTGATGTCTGCAACGACCGAGGCGTAGGAATGGTCAGCGTCAACGTACACAAAGTCAAGAGAGCCATCGGCATACTGCTTGGACGCTTCGATACTGGTCATCTTGACCTTGGCGATGTTGGGGTAATTCGAGTGCATCAGGTCGAACATCTGCTCGGCTGGCATCGTGCCACCGAAGTCCCAAGTATCAACGCAATGCAGTTCTCCGCAATGCAGAGCAATGACCTGACTGCTCACCCCCGAAAAGGAACCGACCTCCACGCACTTGTCCGTGGGTTTGAGGTACTTTTGGCAAAGGTCAATAAGGCCATCCACCCGGTTGTTGCCCGAATGGTAGTCGATGGGCAGGAAGTACATCCGTGGGGTGTTGCGTAAAGCGTCGAGTTGTTTCATCGCTTAAAGAGGGTTTTAATGTTGGTGCTTCCGTGCTTGTAGTTGTTCGTTAGGTGGAACACCTTGCAATGGTCCGCAAGTTCGCCCTGCTCCGTGAACTCCAGCATCGGCTTTAGATTCAATGACCAAATTGGGAAAGAGGCAAGGCTCTCCCGGTATAGGCCGTTATTGGGAATGTGGTCAAGTTCGCCCGGATTACGGGTCAGTACCTCCTTGAGCCTCTTGGTGCTGAACATCCAAAAAGCGTGGTAGTTGATGAAGAAGGGCAGGCTCACGTAGTCCTTGCCGTTGTACTGACACCACACCGAACTTGGCAGAACCTCGTTCACGTCGGGAGTGCATTCCCCTTCCTTGTCGTCGTAGGTTTCAATGCGAGTGAAGGATGGGTACAAGCCATCGGCAAACATCGAATCGAACCGCTCCGTGAAGTTGACGAAGCCTTCCTTGGGCAGCATCATGTCGTCCTCGAAGTAGGCCACCCAGTCAAAGTACTTGTAGGTTTCCTTGATGCGAGTCCGATGGACTGCGGTCAGCATCCAAGGGTGTGAGAGTTGCGTGTGAGCGTGAACCGTTACGGGTTGGTTCGCAAGCAGCCCCACCACTTCGGGGTCGTTGGTGTCCACGAAGATGTCTGCCTGCACGGGGTAGGACTTGATAGCCTCAATGACCCGGATAAGGTTTGGCAGCCTTTCGGGGTTGTGGTGGTAGGCGATGTTTGCGAGTAGTTTCATATCAAAAAGTTACAACGAATTTTTCAGGCGAAGGCCAGCCGGGGTTGGAATCAAAGACCTTGGTGTCGGGTTTCTTGCCAACCCAAGTTTCCGCTCGGAATCGGTGGTCCCTTGCAGGTTCGCCCAGTTCCTTGATGTGGGACGACTTGGCCCACCAAAAGTTGCCTCCAAAATAGGGGTAGCCTTCGGGGTTGTTGGCATCGGCCATGTGTGGGAACTGCTCCTTGGTAATCCAATGGCAGCCGACTGCATCGACCTGCTCCAGCATTTGCATGGACCGCTCCCAAGCCACCACGTTGAAGAACAACATGGACCTGCCCCAAAGTTGGGTGGTCAAGGATGGATTCGCAGCCCCCTTGGTATGGGCGTAGAGGTACACGGCTTCCTCTTCTTGGCTTGCCCGGTACATCTCGGTAAGCGTCGCCTGCTCCCAAGCGTTGGTCCGGGTAACCACGACCTTGACCTTATCAGCCACCATCGAGTTCTCCAGCACCTCCTTGACCGCCTTGCGTTGTTCGGGTGGACCGACGATGCCTACACGGATTTCGTCCAAGACGTTGATAAGGCCGTAGTTGCATACCGCCATCATGTGTTGGTTGAGTATCAATTGCCAGTTGCCTCCGCAATAGATGTGGTAATAGTGGACGACTTTCATAAGGTCCAAAGGAGGGTTAGTAGGGTGAGGATAAAGAAAATGGCTGCAAGCGTCTTCCCGATTTCGATTAGAAGGTCAAGGATGCGTTCGGTGTTCATCCCTTGAGTTCAACAAACTCCTCTGGTGCATACTTCTTGCCAACCCCAATTGGGTCTTTGGTGTATGCCACAAGTTCTGCCATCGCTTCCTCAACGCACTCAAATGCAAATCCCATGCATCCAACTCTAACCACGCACCCTCGGTCAAAAAACTTGATTTCAATATCATAACTTTTCAGTTGTCTAATTTCGTCCTGTGTCATTGTTTAGGGGTTTAGTTCCGCAAAGTTACACCACAACATACTTCCCTGAGTTGCTAACCCTCAATTTGTTAAGGGCCACATACCGCATCGCATCGCAGGCGTGGTTGAAGGAGTCAATCGGGACCCCCGTGTTCTTGCCCTCCTTGTCGGTTGCCCAAGTGTAGGACCGAAGTTCTTTAATCAGGTTGGTGCTATCCTTGGTTACCTGCAATTTGAACCGTTTCAGGATGTCGATGCCGTTTCTGACCGAATCGGGGCCTTTCTCTGCCGGCTTGATGTTAAAGCCAAGACGATAGATTTCCTCGATGCTCTTGGGTTCGGCAGAGTCCGCCACGATCTCCCAAGCCCTTGTGATACCCAGCGACCGCAACTTGTCTGCGATGTCTTGGTTGGTCAGTCCCGTAGCGTAGAGCAGTTCTTGGATGAGCAGGCAGTCCCCTTGGCGGTATATAGCGACCAAGGCCGTCGGGTCGTTGCTGAAGCCCCAGTCAAGCCCAAGGGCGACGAATTTCGCTCGGCTGACATCTATACCCTCCACGACCTCGAAGTCCTCGTATATCGCACCTTGGAGCGTCCCGACTTGACCAAGGCCGTAGACCTTGTACCAGTTGGCCCAATACTCCGAAGTTTCGGCCTTGACCCGTGCTTTCTCGATGAAGTCCCTCGCACTCTTGGGGCAGGCTTCGTTGTCCTTGTAGGTTAGAATAAGGAAGTCTACATCCTCATCGTGCATCAGTTCGGAGTGAAACCAAAACTCGTTGACCGGGTTCCAGTCAAGGATAACCGACTGCTTGGTCCGTGCTGCCAGTTCCGTGTAAGCGTGGAAGGAAAGGTTGTTGGCCTCGTTCATGTAGAGCCTGTCCCTTCTTGCACCCCTTAACTTGGAGTCATCGTCAGCCGAAAAGAACTCGATGTAAGACCCGTTAGCGAACTTGTACCGAAAGTCGGTGGCGTTCCATCGGGCAGCGTTGAACCGCCCTGTAACGGTCATAATCTTCATGAAGTCCCTCATGGCCCCACGCTTGAGGTGTGGGATGGACTCGGCTACAACGCTCGTTTCCGTGTAGGGATTCTTCGTGCAATGGTCAATCTCAACGGCAAGGATGGAATACGTCTTGGATGCGGACGAGCCGCCTTGTACCCCTTTGACGAACCGCTTTAACTCACGGACCTTATTTACGGCCGTGGTTCGGATGAACTTCTCCTGCTCTTTCAAGGTTCTTTATCTTTTGCAGGTACACCACCGCATCCATCAGTTCCTCTTGTAAATGCTGAATCCACTCCATCGGGGTCAGGTCGTTGCGGTCCATGGTCGTCCCGTACTTGG